AGAGGTGTTTTCCCAGAAGATTTAAAACCAGCAATAAAAGTAAGTTTGATATTAAAAGCTATTGAGCAGCAATATGGATTAACTTTTAAAACAGGTGAATTTTTTGATAGTGCTGCAATCTCTAATCTATATATGTGGCTTCACAGAGAGAAAGGAAAAATAAACCAGACTATTAAATCACAATTAATAATTGACACTTCTTTTACTTGTGCTGTAAATACTGTTACTGGTAAAGTAATAGAAAGTGATTCTTGCAACTTTTTTGCAAACACAACAGAGTCTAAATTTAACAATGGAAAATGGGAGATTGAAAAAACTGTAGATTTAGACGGTTTTTCAACTATACATAAAATCACTCCACCTGTTGGTTCTTTACAAGAATATACAGTTGAAATTATTGATGAATTAACTGGTGTACAATTAGGAATTAGAAGCGGAACAGGTGAACAAATAATTGAATCAAGTTTTACATTAGAAAATGGAGATAAAAAAAACATTGTATGTAAAGTAAGCTCAGATTCGCAATTAACTTTTACTTCAGAAATTCAAATATTCGTAATAAAAGACATTTTCACAGCAAACCAAAAAATATATAGTTCTATATACACACAAGTAAGCGCGACATCAACTGTAAACAATACACTATCTATTAGAAATAATACACCTAAAATAAGTGTTATAAACTTCTTAAAAGGATTGTTTAAAATGCACAATCTAACAGCGTTTATAAATAATAATAATGAGATAGTAGTAAAAACATTAGATTCTTTTTATTCTGGTGGTGATACAATAGATATTAGCAAATATGTAGTAACTGATAAAAACACAATTGGAGCTAATTTACCATTTACAGAAATTGACTTACAATATCCAGAACCTAAAACAATTTTAGCACAACAGTTTTTGCAACAAAATAATATAAGATTTGGTGAGCTTGAATTTATATCTAATGCAAGTAAAGGTAGTAAATATGTAGTTGAAGCACCATTTGAAAAAATGATGTTTGAAAGATTAAATGACCAAGACAATGGTAATCAAACTTCTGTTCAATATGGTTTATTTACTGATGACGATTTAAAGCCTGCTATTGGCGCACCTTTATTATTTTATGGTGTTTATAGACAAAACATAACACCAACAATTAACTATGTAGATACAACAAGACCAGCAAGTGGAACACCAACAAGCGGAACGCAACATAATATCAACGATTATTGGATGCCAAGTAATTATAATGAAGTAGGTACAAGTTCAACAGCGCCTACATATAATACAAATTTTGGAAGTGAAATAAACGAATACAATCTTACTGATTATGGCGGTGCTAATAATAGCTTATTTCAATTGTATTATGAAAACTATATTACAAGAGTATTTAATAAGAAAACAAGATTATTTAAGTATAAAGCAATACTTCCTTTAAGCATATTAATAAAACTGTCATTAGATGACAAAATAATTGTAGGAACAAGAGAATTTACAATTAATAAAATGACTACTAAACTACAAAGTGGCGAAACAGAATTAGAACTTTTAAACGAACCATCATGAGAATAATATTAGAAGCATTAGCATTTTGTAAAGAACACAAGTTATATGATAAAAACATCAATATAGCATTAGGCAAAAATAAAATACCAATGACAATTAAAGAAGGATTAGAACAATTAAGATTTAAAAAATGAAAGAAGTTACATACAAATTAAATGTAGAAACTAAAAGTGCAGTAAAAGAAGTTGATGAATTAAATAATTCGATTAAAGAAACTGGTAAAGATGCAAAAAGCGCACAAGACAATTTAAATACTATTACAGGTGGCGCTGTCGGTAGATTTAACGCATTAAAAACAAATGTACTCGGTGTTGTAAAATCTTTTAAAAGTTTACGTGTAGCAATTATCGCTTCTGGTGTTGGTGCATTAGTATTAGCAGTTGTTTCTCTTGGTCAAGCATTTACAAGAAGTGAAGCTGGACAAAATAAGTTTTCTAAATTAATGGGCGTAATTGGTTCAATAGTTAATAATCTTTTAGACCTATTAGCAGATTTTGGAGAAAGTATAATATCTGTTTTTGAAAATCCTAAACAGGCAATAAAAGATTTTGCTAATTTAATCAAAAAAAATATTGTTAACAGGTTTCAAGGTATTTTAGAGTTAATACCTCAATTAGGAAAAGCAGTTTCATTATTATTTAAAGGTGAATTTGCAGAAGCTGGAAAAGTTGCAACAAACGCAGTTGCAAAGGTAAGTTTAGGTGTTGATAATATAGTTGAAAAAACGCAAGCTGCAATAAATAAGACAAAAGAATTCACCAAAGAATTAGAAGAAGAAGCTAAAATTGCTGCTAAAATTGCTGACAATAGAGCAAAGGCAGATAAAATTGAGAGAGCAAATACGGTGGCAAGAGCAAAAGCAGATAGGGAAATTGCTGATTTAAGATTTAAAGCGGAGCAAAGAGATAAATTTGCAGTTAGTGAAAGAATTAAATTTTTAGAACAAGCATCAGCATTGGAAGAAAAAATTACCAATGAAGAGATAGAAGCTGCTCGATTAAGATTTGAAGCAAAGAAAGCTGAAAACGCATTAGGTAAATCTACAAAAGAAGATTTAAATGAGCAAGCGCAATTAGAGGCTCAATTAATACAGTTAAATACTTCTAAATTAAGAATGCAAAAAAGATTACAAACTTCATTAACAACTTTTAGAAATGAAGAAAAAGCAGATAGAGAAGCAGCAAGAAAAGCAGAAGAAGATAAACAAAAAGCTGAACAAAAAAGAAATAAAGAAAAAGAAAAGGCAGATAAAGAAGCAAGAGACAAACAAAAAGCTGCTGATGAAAAAGCTAAAAAAGAAGAATTAGAAAGAGCAAAAAAACAAAAAGATTTATTACAAGAATTAACTAACACAGCACAAGAACAAGAAATATACAAGTTAAAACAACAATATGAAAATAAGTTTGAATTAGCCAAAGGTAATGCAGAACTTGAAAAAGAACTTAAAGAAAAACAAAATCAAGATATTTCAGCTATCAATAAGAAATTTCGAGATGAAGAAGATAAAGCAGAAGAAGAAAGGAAAGCAAAACAAATTGAAGGTGATAAAACAATAAACGAGTTAAAGAGACAAGCAGTAGTAGACACTTTAACAACGATAGGTAATTTAACACAACTTTTTGCTGGTGAAAGTGAAAGAGAACAAAAGAAAGCTTTTGAAGTTCAAAAAGCAGTTAGTATTAGTCAAGGTCTTATAAGCACCTATGAAAGTGCTGTATCTTCTTATAATTCGGTTTCAGGTATTCCAGTAATTGGCCCTGCATTAGGTTTTGCAGCAGCAACAGCAGCGGTTTCAGCAGGTTTATTAAATGTGAATCAAATTAGAAAACAAAAATTTCAATCAACAGGTGGCGGAACTCCACCAGCACCATCACCAAGTACAGGTGGTATATCTTCAGGAGGCGCACCATCACAGCCACAAGCACCAAGTTTTAATGTAGTAGGTCAAAGCGGTTTCAATCAAATCGCTGGAGCTTTAGGACAACAACAACCAGTCCAAGCATTTGTAGTAGCAAGTGAAGTAACAACACAACAACAATTAGATAATCAAATTGTAAGTACAGCAACTTTTTAAAATAAAATAAAATGAATATAGTAGAATTATTATTAGATGAAGAAAACGAGGTTAATGGAATTGATGCCGTTTCAATCGTAGAGAATCCAGCAATAGAAAGTGACTTTATTGCATTAGCAGACCAAGAAATAAAATTGGCAAAAGTAGATGAAGAAAAAAGAATCTTAATGGGAGCAGCTTTAATACCTAACAAGCCGATATTTAGAAAACAAGGTGAAGAAATGTATTATGTATATTTTTCTAAAGAGACCATTAGAAGGGCAGCAGAACTATTTTTTAAAAACGGTAATCAAAATAATGCCACTTTAGAACATGGTATTGGAATAGATGACTTGACAGTTTTTGAAAGTTGGATTGTCGAAGATGCTAAACTTGATAAATCAGTTAAATACGGTTTAGATGTTCCAGTTGGTACTTGGATGATTTCGATGAAGGTTGAAAATGAAGAAGTTTGGAATAATTATGTAAAAAGCGGAAAAGTTAAAGGATTTAGTATTGAAGGTTATTTTGCAGACAAAGCGAAGATTAAAAAACCAGATTTAAAATCTGAACTTCAAGCAATAGAAGAAGAAGAAGCTGAGTATATGCTTAGTAACATTAAGGCACTAATTAAGAAAGATGGTAGAACTAAAGAGGGTAAAAGATTAGAACTTGAAACATTTAATGATTATCCTGATGCTGTAAGTAATAATGCTAAGAAAGGAATTGAACTAAATGAAAAAGCTAATAACAAGTGTGCAACACAAGTTGGTAAAATCAGAGCGCAGCAATTAGCTAAAAAAGAAAGCATCAGTTTAGCAACATTAAAAAGAATGTACAGCTACTTATCAAGGGCTGGTGAATATTACGATGAGAATGACAAAGAAGCTTGTGGTACTATCTCTTATTTATTGTGGGGTGGTAAAGCTGGTTTAAGATGGAGCGAAAGCAAACTTAAAGAACTAGGAGAAATTAATTTAGCTTCAATGGTTGTAAATGAAGATTTTGCAATTATAGACGATAGACTAGCTTATTCAACAAAAGAAAAAGCAGAAGAAGTAGCAGCAAACATAGGATGCGAAGGATTTCATATACATGAGTTTGAAAATAAAGAGTGGTTTATGCCTTGTGATCAACATTCTCTTAAAAAACATAAATGTCCTGTGGGTTATAAAAAGAAAGATGGTAAATGCATTAAAGTTCAAGAATATGAAAAACAAAGTAAATAAAACTATGAGCAGAACTTCACCAAAAGGAAGTAAAAGAGGTTGCTTGTGTAATAATGGTAAAACATACAGCAGAAAGTGTTGTGATGGATCACACCAAGCTCAAGGAATAGGAAAAGTTTAAAAAAAATCTTTTAAAAAGTATATCATTTTGTGCTTTTATGCGACTTATAGGTATGAAAGCGCAAGAAATACTAAGTAAAATTAAAGGAATAGTTGGTGTTGAACTAGCTGAAGAAGCTGTAAAAGAAACAATACAGCTTGAAGAAATGAAATTAGATAACGGCACTATTCTAGTTGCTGAATCATTCGAAAAAGGTCAATCAATTTTTATTAAATCAGATGAAGAAGAAATTGCTCTTCCTGTTGGTGAATATGCTTTAGAAGATGGTAGAAAGCTAATGGTTAAAGAAGAAGGTTTAATTGATAGCATCGGTGAAGCTATTGAAGAAGAAGAAGAAGTTGAAGCTTCTGAAGAAACAGTTACAAAAGAAGTTAAAGAAACTGAACTAGAAGAAGAAGATAAATATGTTTCTAGAGAGGAATTTGCTTTAGCAGTAGAAGAGATTAAATCAATGATTGAAAAACTCGGAGATAAAGAAGAAATGAGCGAAGAAAAAGAAGAAGTAGAATTGTCTGCTGAAGTCGCTGAACCTATAAAACATAATCCAGAAAAAGAAGATAAAAAATTCAATTTCAAAATATCCAATAAAGAAGAAACAACAATGGATAGGATTTATAACAGATTAAATAATAATTAAAAACAAAAAAAATGGCAACTACAACAAGTTTAACAAGTACATATGCTGGACAAGATGCTGCTGAATATATTGCTGCTGCTCTATTAGAGGGTAACACAATTGCAAAAGGTGGAATTGAAGTAAAGCAAAACGTAAAATATAAAGAAGTAATTAAAAAATTAGCTACTGATGCTAATGTGATCAAAAATGCAAGCTGTGATTTTGATGCAACAGGAACAGTGACAATGACTGAAAGAATCCTACAACCAGAGGAATTCCAAGTTAATATGCAGTTTTGCACTAAAGACTTTGTCGCTTCTTGGGAAGCAATTTCAATGGGTTATTCAGCCTACAACAATCCACCAAAAGACTTTTCTAGCTATATGTTAGGACACGTTGCTGGATTAGTAGCACAAAGCACAGAAACAAATATTTGGGAAGGCGCAAATTCTTCTGCTGGTCAGTTTGACGGTTTAGTTCCATTGGCTCTAGCGGATTCAGATGTTATTGACGTAGCTTCTCACGCT